GCTGTGCTTGCTGCGCCTTGTTGAAAAGATCGAGCAGGTACGGCTGTTGCGCCGCCCATGGGGCGGTTGTGTTGGTCTGCGTTCCGGTCTGCTTTGATCCATTAACGCCGCCCAAGAGTCCGCCGAGCCCTGCTGATACAAGCTTTGTCCCTGTGCCGCCCGACGTTAGCGCGTTGATCGCACTTGTAAGCCAGTTTCCAGATGACGCAGACGCTAGCGCCCCATCTGCTGCGGATCCTGTTCCCATTCCGGTTACACCACCATTCCCAAGGCCTAGAGCAGAAAGCCAATCCGTACCCGACAAGCCGCCGTTCTGCGCGGCATAGTTCAGATAATCCTGAATTCCTGAACTTGTCGCGGGGGCGTCTTGCGCTAGGTTATAAATCGTCGGGTCGCTCAAATTACTAGAACTAGTCAAGTTTCCAAAAAGCGAGTCATACCAATTTGTGTCGGCCATAGTTCCACCTGTTTTCGCGGAGGTTGCTGCTTGGTTAGCCGTGTTGGCTAGCGTGTTTCCATTGGACTGCGTAGGCGTGCCGCTGAACAGGCTGTTGATGCTGTTCTGTGCAGACTGGAGATAGGGAGAGGCGAGGGACGATCCGTAAGAGCCAAGACCGGATAGCGCGCCAGCGGTCAGGTTTCCGCCCGAGCTAATCAGCGACTTCGTTCCAGAGGTAAGCGCCTTGATAACGGATGGGTCAGTGATACCTGCGGACTTGAGATAGTCAGCAACCTGGCTCGCGCCATACGCCCCGGAGCCGGTCAATAGTCCAGAGGTGAGCGCATCTTTAAAGCTTCCTCCGCCCGCAGCGGTCAAGCCACCGCCAATCAATCCGTTTGTTATTGCTGACGATGCCTGCGCCCCGGTTCCTAGCGTGTTTCCCACCCAACCACTTAGCCCGCTAGTGAGGCTTGAAACGCCAGGAAGACCTAACGCGCCACCTAGCGCCTGCCCCCAATTACCAGAGGAAACCCCCTGTGCTACGTTAAGCCCCGCTGCAATTGGCGCAAGGAACTGAAGGCCGGGAACGAATGAGGCTAAACCAAGCGCCGGAGCTAATGACCCAAGGATTCCGCCATCATCCTTTTTTGCAAACTGCCCGTTATTGACAGAGTTAATCTTCAGGTTAGATTGCAGCTCGTTGGCGTTCGCCTTATTGACCGTGAATCCGGATTGTCCGTTGTAGGTTCCGCTAGCCAGATTGGCTTGCGACCATGCAGAATTAGGGTCTGCGAATCCCCACTGAATACCAGCCGTTCCTGTGCGGTCTGGCGTGATCTGAGGAAACCACAGCTTTCCATTTCCTAGGTCGGCACCAGCATGCACAACCATAGATTGGTCGATGTAGTACGGGGTATTTCCTGCGAGAGAATTTACATCGACCCAAGCGCCGTTATTGAATACCCGATTAACGCCATACTGCATGGTGTCGGCATGCGTGCCGTAGACGTTGGCCGGGGCACTGTATGCGATGGGCTTGTACTTATCGGCGATGAGCCGGCGAAGCACATTTCCACTGTCGCTACCGGCGGGCTGCCAAATCTTGTTGCCGCCATCGCCGTCAGACACCCACTGGCCTGCCTGCCCGTCGTCGTACGTCGATCCGCCGTCGCCGCTCATTACTAACATATCAGTTACCCGTCAAATACCGCATTTGCACCCACGTTCCAGGAGTGCCGCCAGTGATGCACTGCCAGCCCTCAATGACGTACTTACTGCCCACCGTGCCAAGTTCGGCCGGGGCGGTGTTGTAAATCTTGTCGCCTTTGGCCCACGTCCCCGTTGTCGGGGCGGCGGTGGTCGCTGAAGTTGAAGCCGACAACTTCCCCTCGCTGATCCCGTTCAATTGAGATGCGATAGATCGGAAGACGTCATACAGACGGGCATTCAGTCGCTTGGGGTAGTCCTGATCGTTTCCGACTTGAGGAAGCCGAGGGTCTAAGTCAATCCTCATATGGCCCCCGTTGGCTGAAGCATGACCTTGTAATCGATCATCTCCCATGGCCCGTTGATAGTCATGACTTCACGGTGCCAGCGCGCATCCGAAAGAACGTCAAAGCTCCCGTTTGTCAGGTTTGACGTGGGGCCATTGGTCCAGTCGTCGCCGTAATCCAGATCGAATTGATGCTGAAGCGATGCGGATGTTGGGGAGATTGAGAAGCGGGGGCGAATTCGGCGAACCAGCGTTCTTTGTTCTGGGTCTCCAACTGATCCCGTCGTGATGGTCGATGTAGCACTGCTGCCCGACAGGGTTTGCAGCGTGTGCGACGTGTTGGCAATCGCGACGACTTGAGACTCTGCATTCCAGAATGGCGAGTCATAGGAGATGTTTGTAGGCAGGTCATCCCATGTGGAATAAAGCGACCCTAGCCCGTCATATGTCACAGCGTCAGAAAGGTAGATGGCCGCCGCTTCAATGCTGACGGTCATCGCCCCCCAGCGCTGTGTGGGGACGTGGTAGCACAGCGCTTTGTTAAGCCCCCCGGCGCCAGAATTCGACACGTAGAACCAGATGGCTAGCTGGTTTGGTCGGTCATACGTCGAGACTGTTTTGTATCGGTAGGCCGGGGATGATTCGGAGAAGAAAAACCACTCTCTGAGTGGATTCCCAATCGGAACCGGGCGCGAACCGTCGAAGCCGTAAAAGTTGTCATTGCCGAGAAAGTAAATGGCCGATCCGACACTGACAATCGCATCCTTTGATCGACACCCAACTTCACCCGGAATAAGCTGCCAAGAGAACACCGCAGGCGCGCCGGTATAGGTTCCGACATACATGGAGTTCTCTTTAAACGCCACGAAACCGCCACCAAAGGCGACCATTGCCGTGATTGGGCCTGGTGTATCAACTAGCCGCCCCGTCGTTGCCTGAGTCGTTACGGATGGCGTCCAAGAGGTGTGGTCGTATTGAGCCGAGCACCACCACCGATCCGACTGGTCGCCATAGGTCCCATCGTTGGTATCTGCCAGCATGACGAACCCTTGCGAGGTTGCAAGGTGGGTTGCTTTTGGAGCACCGGCCACCGTGGCAAAAGCACCGGAGGCAGATGCTTGTAGATTGACGGCCTTAGCAATCGCCAGAGAGGTATTACCAAACTGACCGAATGACCAGCGGGCTTCTGTGCCGATGTCGTAAGCACTCCCGCTGCGGTCGGTCCAAGTTCCTCCTGATCCTTCCCATATCTTCGTTTGGAGCCCAACAAACAGACGACGGGAGTTATCCAGCAGCCTGGCATTGACGATGGAGCGAACGTCCGTCGCTAGCGCTGCATAAGACGTGTTGATCCCGATCGGCGCGCCCCGATACCCTTTCACTGTGGGGACGGCGTTTTTAACGTCCATGAAGATGTTCGGCGTCGTCGGGTCAAGATCAGGGGCGAACTGGATCGTCATTTCCGCACGTCCGTACGAATGACCATTGTTGAGCCTGAATACCAGTCATTAGCATTGACGGATTCAATCGCCTCTTTATAGGCCTGCTCCCATGCCGGAATCGCAGAGGTGTCCTTGGTGTACATCACCGAGGCGCAGAGAGAGGCAAACAGATAGACGTGCGGGTAATTTGTCATCAGCCAATTCGTGCCCGACAATGAAAGCGCGGGAATGCTGGCCTGATAGCTCACCTCCACCGAATAAATGTCATCGGGGATTGGGGCCAGATAGATGTTTGTTCCGATGACTGTGTAAGCCCGTGGCGTACCGGCATCGGCATAGATGTACTGCGTGTTGAATTGGTCAGGCGTCAGGTAATCAAGCACCTGATTCGGGCTTGACTTGACCGTGATTGAACGGATGTTCAACAGGTCAGACGGGGCAGGAATGTAGTCCTGTGTGGCAACGGTAGAAATGGTCACTACCGTATCCATCAGACGCGCAACCAGATCGCCCGCAATGCGTTTTTCCGCAATCGTGATGAAGTCGGGGATAACCGAGGTCAGATCAGAGCGATGCAGCCACGCTGCAATCGACGATTGCAGGTCGGAATAGGTAGCGAGCGCCATTTAGACGCGCCCCGGCCAAATTCGGAAGTGGGCTAGATCGGGGTCATTCAGCATCCGCTTCAAATGAACCGGATTGCTTGACCACTCGTGGAACTCGATGTTGTTGATGTTGCAATACTGCTCAACCAGTACAAAAGGAATGGACGCAGCGTGCCTCATCTCGCTGGTGCCGTGCGCCCCGGAAAGATGCTGCTCCTTCGCATAGTCAAGGATTGGCGTGCAGTCCTGAGTGCGCTGGACCGTCATGTTTCCATCGTGCAGATGAATTTTTGTTTCCAGATCCAGCGCGTCCATTAGCAGTTCTCCAACGGAGAAACCTGGACAACACCTGCCGCAGCAACTTGAATAACAGCAAAGTGCGTGGCATAGCCAACAGCGAGAATTACTGCATCGCCGGGCTGCACTTGAAGGTCGCCCGTAGTTGCCGTTGGCAGCGATCCAAACCCAAGCTTGAAACACGCCGGGGCTGTTGCAGCAACACGGATGAATTTGGGGGTATTACCTGAGAAATCAGCGGGTATCGTGGTTCCAGCAGAAGCGGCCCCAGAGGCTTGAGCAACGCCCGTCTTGATAACGGTAATCGCATCATCGAATCGGTTTGACATTTAATTCTCCGGCGTCTCGCGACGTTAGGAAAACGGGGAGCCGAAGCCCCCCGCAGGCTTGTTACTTAGGTGATGTCATACACAGCAGCGTTCGCTTTCGGGGCACGGGCCTCAATCGCGTATTCGACCACCAGCTCACGTTGAGACGCATCGCCCGTGGTCGCCAGTTCCACGGTGGTGAAGGGGCGCAGATAGGCCACCGCCCACTTGTCGGACTGGAGGATGAACACGTCGCGAGTGCGCTGGAAGCGGGAAGGAACCGCTTTCAGTTCGCCGAAGTCAGACACATAAACATCGATGGCCGCGAACAGCTTGGAGTCTTCGCCCTTGTCGTAACGGGTCGAATTACCCGTGAAGGTGGAGAAGGTTTGTTTGGCTGCCGGAGACATCAGGATGGTGTCAGGGTCGCCGCCTGCCGTGAATGCCTTTTGCAGCGCATTCTTCAGTCGGGCCTCGGTGAATGCGGCCGGGGTTCCGTCCGTATTCACGGTGCCATCGGTCGAGGTATAGACCGGGGCAACATAACCCGCGCCGGGATCCACGTTGTCACCAACCCAGATACGCAGGCCCTTGACGGAACGCGGAGAAGCTGCACCCGCGCCGTTCTGCAACAGGCCGAATTCCATGTCGCGGCGCAGTTCCAGCGCGGCAAGGCTCAACTGATAGGCCATTTCGTCTTTTCGCCCAGCCGGATTCATGGCTTGTTGCGTGCCAGAGACAATCACGGTCTTTGTCGAAATCTGCGTGCGGGATTGCAGGCGAACGGTTGGGGTAACGGTCTTTGCCGAGGCGTTATCACCTTCGGCCTGCGCGTTAGCTACCGCAGACGCGAGGTCTTGGGTTTGCCATTCGTGAATGGTATGGGCTGCTTTGCCCTTCGCTGCCATTGAGATGAATGGTGTAGCGGTCGGGGAAATGCGGTAAATGGTGTCAGTCAAGTCCTCACGGTTGCCAATCGCGGCAGACGTGAGGAAGGTATTGGTAGGTGCAGTCATGTCGTTCTCCGGTGCCTCACGGCATTAGGATTTAAAGGATGGATGCGAATACCGCTGCCGCGTCTTCCACGCTTCCGCTCTTGGAGAGTCGTTGGAATGCGCTACCGCGTTTATCTACGCTCGGGGAATTGCCGGAACCAGAGCTAACAACCTTTTTAGGAAGGTTCTCAACTTTCTTGGCAGCGGCTTTTGCTTTCGCCATCGTTTCGCGAAATTTCATGGCTTCGCGCGCAATGACGATCATTCGATGGTCAGCCGCCTGGCTGATTTCATCGTCTGAATATCCCGAGCTTTTAAGGAATTCGCGGATTGCTTGTTTTTCGGCCTTTGCTTTGCCTTCGTCTTTCCATTCCGGGAGCTTGGCGAGGAGTTGATCCTGCTGCTCTTGAAGGAACTTCTGCACATTGGCTTGCTGTTCGGCCTGAGCCTGTTGGTAGAGGCTCTGCTGTTCCCGTTGCGTCTGCTGGAGCGCGGCTTGTCTCTGTTGAAAGAGGTGCTGCTGCTTCAGGTATTCAACCGGGTCGGCTTCTAACAACTGGTTCCAGTTAATTTGCGATTGCTCTTGCAGCGAAGCGTTAAGAACGGCCTCTTGCTGCTGGAGCTTTTGGGCGAACGTCGCCCGCTCTTCCCGCGCCTTCTGGATTTCGGCATCAGCCGCTTTTCGCGTCTCTGCTGCTTCCATCGTCTTGCGGGTGTAGTCCGACTGCCTGAGCCCGGATTTGTAGGCTTCGGCAAGCTCGGCCTTAGTCATGGTCACTGGCTTGCCATCAACTTCGATGGTGACAGTTTCCTCGTCGTCGGCAGACTCGTCCGTGCCTTCCGGCTCGTCTTCAGTCGCTTCCGCTTCAACCTCTGGCGCTTCCGTTTCCGGTTGCTCTTCGGTTTCTGCGGCTTCCGGTTCTTTTGCTTCTTCACCACCCAACAGCGCGGCAAGGGCAACAGCCCCGGTATTTACATCAAGGGGTGCGGATTCCATTTATGGAGTGTCCTAGTCAGAATTCCCCCTCTCGGCATCAGAGGGAATTGCGGCGCTTCACAGCGTTCGCGGAGAGCTAGATGCCTAGCTTTGAAACTACTTTCGCATGAGAAATGAAGTCCCTGCGATCATGGAATTGGCAATCAAAATATCGCGTTTTTGGCGCGCTCTAACAGCGTCCGCTGGTGACGGAGTTCTAGTTCCGCTAGCTGCCCCGTCTCCAGTGTTGATTTCAGCACCAGCTCCAGCTTGTTCGCCATCTGAAGCAGCATCCACAACTTTTCGCGGCCTGCCTCGTCGCGGGCTGGTGAGTTCTTCCATTGCTCTGTCACCTCGTTCTTGATTTCGTTGATCGCCCACTGGAATGACTCGTTATCGAGCACTTCGCGGGCGCGGTTACCGTTGTATATGCGTTCGGAGATTTCCATCACATCGCCAAGAGTAGAAGTTCGATGTCTTCTTCTTCGCGCTCAATCAATATCTGATGCAGCGCGAGAAGGGCGTCATATTTGTGCTGCTGGATCAGCGCTTCGTATTGGGCGGCATGGTCATACACCTTCGCCATTGCCTTGACTTCAGGGAGGCTTATCGTCTCCTCTGGTTCAATCTTAGCAACTGCGTCAAGACTGGCTTCAGAAGGCGAAGCCCTGCCCTTCTTCGCTGGGTATTGCTTCTTCGGAGCGTCGCTCTGTATCGCAGCAAGGGCGTCCTCTTTGCGAGAGAACACCATGAGCCGGTCGCCAACTTTGACGACGTATTTCTTCTTTACAGAGTAGTCAGGGGCCGCCCCGCCTTCGATTGGCGCGCTCGCATATATCGCGAACACATCGTCCTGATCTACCCATGCAACTGACCCGGACGCTGCGGAGAACGATGCGCCGGAAATGTTAGTTACATCGTCACCCTCAACCCACGAGAGCGCCCCTGTAATGGTGCTAATTACCGAGCCAGAAATGCTTGTTGTGTCGTTTTGCTCTGTCCAGGCTACTGCCCCGGATGCCGTTACCCCGCCCGACAGGCTCGCCGTGTCGTTGGCTTCTGTCCAGTTGATTGCCCCGGAAACCGGGTTTAGAACGCTACCGGCAATAGCCGACGTATCGGCATCTTCTATCCATGCGACAGAAGCAAATACGCCACTGCCGAATGTTCCGGAGATGCTGGTTACATCATCGGCTTCTGTCCAAGAAATGGACCCAGAAGCGATTACAGACCCGATCAGGCTTGCGGTGTCGTTCGCCTCAGTCCATGCGACAGTACCCGAAGCAATTACGCTACCGGATAGTGACGCCGTATCGTTTGCTTCGGTCCAGGCAACCGATCCTGATACGGTTCCACCGCCACCGCCCGCCGCCCCAAAAAACCAGCCCTCCGCAATCGGAGCAACGCCGCTGGTCTTTGTGAGCTGCGGGCGGGAAAACCTGGACTTGTAGCCGGCCACCGCTTACCCCTGAATAATCGACAGCTGCCCCATCGTAGTCACCGCCGCCGATGTGGCCGACTGCAAGACGAAGAGCAGGCAGGACTCGTCAGCTAATACCGGCAGGCCGAGCGAAATAGCATCTGAAACAACCCCGACACTGCCCACGACTTGAGAGATCGCGGCCGCACGACTCATCACCAGCACCCACAGGTTGCCCGCCGTTCCGGAGGAGGCAGACAGGGTGATCCCCTGTACTGACTGGACGCCGGTATCACCCGACTGCAAGACCAGTTGATACATGCGCCCGCTGGGCATTGACGCGATGCCAGCAACACTCACTGTATTCCGCCCAGAAGTCCCCGCCTGGTTTGTGTATTGAACCGTGACGTTATGGGCCGTCGCCCCGATGGCACCCGAGCAGCCAATCCAGATTTCGCAGCCATCCCCGTTCGTGTTTCGAGCTGGCATTCCAGAGAATCCGGTTACAGTTTGCGCGGTGTTTAGCGCCCCGGAAAAACCGGAGCATGCCCAATGCACATCATATAAATGTACGGTTGCCGCTATCGTCCCTGTGTTTGACCAGCGCCCGATATAAGGCGTCTTTGCGCCATCTGCCGACCATTTTGGGATTCCTGTACTGGTTGTGCTTTGGTTATAGGTTTTGCCGCCTGAGCCAGCCGCCGCAGGGACGGAAAACGTGCCCATCGAACCCGTCACGACTTGGTTATAGTTGTGCCACGCAGAGGCGGTAGCCGAAAACGCCGGGAAGAATAGCTTCTGGTCTTGGCTTAACGCCAATGCTGCGACCAGTTGATCCATCGTTGAGATTGCCATTAGACGGCCTCCAAATAATCCATTGAGTACGCGCCGCCATTGACCAGGACAACATCGCCGTCAAATCCCTCTACCGGACACGCGGTCACACCATCCCCGAACGGCGGCTTTATGGCGACCCGGTCTCCCACAAAGAACACGCCGTTGGTCGTGATCGCGGTGGTGCCAAGAATGTGATTTGCCGTCCGCCCGGCATCCAGCAGGCCGGCGGCCTCCAGCCCCATGATGGCGGCGATCATTTCCGGGTCTGCGGTGTCGACTTCGGAGTCCTTTACCGAGGCGAGGTCATCCAGCCAGATGCGGATGTCGACCGCCGTCTCGGCGGCGGTGTAAATGCGGCGTTTCTCCTCAAGCGTAAAACGCTGGCGAAACTGGGTGATGGTCAGCAGCATGGGTGTGGCCCGACGTGTGCGGGCGACGGTAGCCGCCCGGATAGTTGCAGGAGCATGGAGTCGGCATAGGCTCCGAGCGGCAGCCAGACCAAAAAAACAAGGGCGGCGATACAGGCCAACGCGAGAGACACCCAGGACACGACCGTGTTGATGCGCCTTTGGCGCGCAATGCGGCGTTCAAGCTCTTCGCCGAGAAACATGCCGTACTCGATGTCTTCGTGGTCGAACATCAGGCGTTCCCGGTTGCAATCGAGAACGATGTAATGCTTACTGTTCCGCCTGAGCTAATCGTGGTCGTGTTCAGGTTGCAATCAGCGCCAGACGTACCAACAGAACCGTCAATGACGAAGGTCCCGCCAGAAGTTGTGATGCGAAACCATGTCGCCGTACCCGACAGCAGCGCGGTTACGTTTGACGGTAGCGTTGGGCTGAGTGGTCCGCCACCCGAAGCCGCCGCAGAAAAGGGACTCCCTAACGTGAATTCAGCAAGCTTGTTAGTTGCTGTTCCGCCCGTAGCGGGTCGAGTTCCATCATAGATCTGGAGCTTTCCAGCAGAACCCACTGCCGTGGTGATAGCGTCTAGCCGAGCATTTCGCAGAGCGGTGGAATAGCCTGTGGTCATTACTGGACTCCTATTGCGCGGCCGTCAGGCCCGCGAACGATTTGCTTTGGTCGGGCGAGATGCTCAACCAAGGATTGAAGGGTTTGCAGGATTTGGGTATTCGGGTCCGACTCACCACCCGATACGACTTGATTTGCGGCCTGTTCTGCCTGAATCAGTGCCGCGTTGTTCTGCTGGTCCGCCGCGATCTGCGCTTGAGTGATCTTTACAGAGCCTTCGTATTCCGTTTTCCAGCGCTCAAACTCCAGCCGCTGTGCTTCGCGCTGGTTCTCGGCTTGAACCTTGATTTGCTCAAGTTGCGCCTCTAGCGCCTTGTGACGGTCTTCTCGCTCCGCTTCCATCTGGTTGCGCTGCTGCTCTACCTGTGCCTGCCATTGATGCTTCTTCTCTTCCAGTTGCAACGATGCTTGGCTGTTTTGCTGGTCCGCCTGAACCTTCATCATTGCCGGGTCTGGCTGGTGCTGCTGCTGCGGGGCTTTGGACGGGTCACTAAAGAACTTGTCGCCGTTCTTGAACCCGTTCAGCTTCGCAAGCTCACAGGCGGCGTTGTAGATGTTCTCCGGGGTCGCTGCGCCGATTTGCAGGGCGTTGCCTTGCACCTGCATCAGGTTCATAAGGTGCGCGGCTTGCTGGTCTTTGTTGCCCGTCCCAAGACCAACGTTAATCGACACGTCAAACTGATTGCGCCATTCACGCGGATCGACGGGCACCCATTGACCAGAAATCTTGGCGATGACTTCCTTGTCCTGGTGCTGAGTGACCAACTTCAACATCATGCGGAACAGCGAAACAAAGCCTTCCGCGAAATTGCGCGCCACCAGATCAAGCCGCATGTCAGAGCGGTTCGTGATGATGTTCACGCCGGTCGCGGTCTTGTTCAGGCTTCCTGAGTCGTTACCCTGGCTATAGCGTGTCCATCCGGTGGAGTTCTCTAGGAAATCCTCCATGTACTCAAGCGAATGCATGACGCCGGCCGGATCACCATAGGACGGCTGCAATGGGCCTGCTGCATTAGGCTGTTTGACGCGCACCACGCCGCCAGGGCGAGAGGTCAGCAAGTCATCCAGATTAACCTGCCCTTCGACCGCGTACATCCGGCCGTTTACGTTCAGATACTGCTGGTCAAGGTGGGAACGGAGGAGCGAGGTTTTGATGCGCTGCGCTTCTTCGGCTACATCCGCAATGGACAGGCCGTAGAACTTGTGCGGCATCGGAATGGGGCAGATGGAAACGAACGGCGCAACATCAACCACCTCGTTATCCAGAATCGCATTTCCGCAGCGGGTTACCTTGCGGAGCTCTGCAATGCCGTCGCCGTCATAGTCTGCCCGGATGTAGCACTCACTGACCCAGACAACGCGCTGCGACTCGTCAATGGTCTGGTGCTCTTCGTTCAGATAGGCGTATTCGTCATCCCATGCAAGACGTTCGACACGCTCTGCATTCATCACTGCGCCGGAATCGTCAGATGAAAGCTCGATCTTCTTCGTGTCGTAGCCCATTGACTTGAGTTCGGACATCGTGAAGGAGCGACGATGCGCGCAGAACCTGGCCGTCTCGATACTCTTTGCGTTGCGAGTGATCAGGAATTCTTCAGGCGGGACGTTCTCAACCGTGAGCTTTCCGCCCTTCTTGGAGCGCTTGCAGGTCACGTCGTGCAAGAACTTCGGCGGCGTCTGTTCGATCTGCTGTATCTGCGCCTGAATCTGTTGAACCGCCTGCATGGCCTGCGGGCTCTGCTGCGCGGCCTGGATAGCCTGTTGCGCTTGCGCTGTCAGGTGCTGAATCGCCTCCTGCCGCTGCTCTTGGTCTTCCTCGTCGGGATAGGAGTCGTGTTCTGTGACTTCGACTTCCTCGTCATCCATGATCTGAGCAAGCTCAACATCATCAAGACCCTTGTACTCCTCGCGCGTTTCTTCGGCTCGCGTGTCCCACCAAACCTTAATGATTCCGTTCTTTTGCAGCAGCGCGTCTTTGAACCACGCATAGGTAATTGCATGGCCGTTCTGCCTCTTCAGGAACAAATAATTCAGGTAGTCCGTGCAGAGCTTCGCGCGCTCTTCGTCGTCCTGCTGCGTCGGCTCAAACTCCACCACCGTATCACCGGAGACGAACTTAACCATGAGCTGCGGAAGCATCGATTCGATGGTATTCCGCACATCGGTGGAAACGACCTTAGAGCGGCCCTCAATCTCAGGGGGGGAAAGGTCACCCTTAGCCAATCCGAGGTAGTAATACTCGGCCTTCTGCCGCTGCCCTGCGAGCTTGCCGCCCCAATAGCCGACAGACTGGCGCAACTCTCCATCGGTCAGAGCGCGCAGCTCGTCCTCAGTCATTCGGGTCATGTCGTTTCTTTCTCCAGCGCCATCACGGCGTTAGGGTTGTTTGTCAGGCGTTGTTCATCCTTGGATAGTTCAAGGAGCCGCCCCACTGGACTGGCTCTTGATACGCCACGCACATCAAGCCAAAAGCATCCGCAGAGTGAGATGACCAGTCATGCTCAGGGCCAAGCCCGATCCCGCGAATATCATCGATCTTTTCGTGATACCAGCCGAGCGCTATTCGTCCAGGTTCGGTTGTTTCTGCGTCAAACCAGATCATTGGGAACCGTCGCCGGGCCGCTTCAACGCGTTGCTTTGCTGCCCCTTTGCCTTGGTTTGGAACAATCTCAACCGTGTATCCAGCGTCTTGAAATCCTTTTTGGAACGACGTATCAATCACCCGGTCATTTGTTCCGCCATCATGGGGAAGCCAAATATCTGTTGTGTCGGGTCGATAGCCTTTAGACATCAACCACTGTATATGCGCAGAAAGCGGCTGGCCTTGGACTTCGTAATGGTCGCGGGTGCGAATCTCTTTTGCGACGAACTGAGCCGGCCACATTGCGAAAGCATCTGCTCTCGCCCCCGTCCCACCAAGGTCACAAAAGACCTTTGTTCTAAACATGGGGTCGAACGAAACACGACAGATGCGGCCTTCTTCTTTGGCCTTAACAAGCTGTTGTGAAAAATAAGCGCCAGCAACTGCGGTCGCGTACTCGCCTTCCCAGATGTGCGGGTACTGATCGGGGCGCTCTTCCAAGTCGCGAAGCCGATTTCGCTCTAGCTTCGCCGGGAACTTTGGATTGTCTTTCCAGTTGAGTTCGACAAACTTAACAAGCGGGTCTTTAGAGAACCGATACCGGCCTTCCACTGGCGCGGTCTTGCGAAGCGGGTTCCATGTCACCCACAGTTCCGCATTCCAGTCTGATCCTTCTTCGCGCAGCGTTGGCTCTAACGTCTGCCACGCGGCCTCAGTCACTGGCTCGGCCTCATCCACCCAGCAGATAAGAATGCGGCCCTTCGATTTAATGCTAGAGATGTTCCGATCAAGCCCGGCGAACGCAAACCAGATGCGCCCGTCTCGGCTCTTGATGTACTTATCGCCAATCTCGTAATACGCCGCAAGAAACGGCTCTTCCTCAATCGCCCGCTTGCACTCTTCAAGGCTTGAATCATCAAGCGAGTTCATAAACTGGCGCGCGCAAAGAAGCTGCCCGATGATCCCTTGTGATCCGTAGATGTATCCACGTACTGCAATCATCTTTGCAAATGACCGCGTTTTCCCTGAGCCCCGGCCACCACACGACGCCCTGACGTCTGCCTTGCCTGTGAATACAGGAATCAGCTTGTCGGGAAGCTCTACCCTAGCCGTTTCCACTCATTGCCACCAGTTCAATACGGGCGACGTGCTTTATCGGTGAATTCGGATCGCCCGCCAGCGTCGTCGGCAGAACCTTACCTAGCAGCGTCATGAACGCGTTAGGGTTCTCGCTGGCCTGAATCTTCAGATACCCAACGCCGCCCCCCGGCTGCTCGTCCAAGGCTTGCAGGATCATTTCGCGCAGGGCTTTGTTTTCTTTGTTCAAAGCCCCTTTTGGGCGACCGTTACCAGCATTTGGAGGTTTTTTAGTGGGCTTGTCGTTCATGGTCCGGGTTCCTTACGGATTGTCCGATTGAGAATAAAAAAGCCCGCACGTAGCGGGCTAACTCTCGCCGAAGCAAGAGAGGAGGAGTTTGGTTTCCCTTTTGAGCAGGAAGAGTGCGATTCACATCGCGGCTAACGATCACCTCCAATCGAGGGATAGAAAGCAAAAAACCGCCCGGAGGCGGTCTTGTGAGTTATGGGATGCAATATCCCCTATTAAGAGTATTGCATGCCTGTCAATAGGGATTATGGTGGATTAAGAAACGCTATTGTTGGAGCCTCTTTCCGTAATGCGTAATACTCAACCTGCACTTTTGCGCTTGAAATCATTTTCCCGGCCAAGTTAGCAAGCTCTGCGGCTTCCTTTGGTTTAATTTCTCCATTCCTTAATTTCTCAAAAACGCTTGCTAACTCTTTCCTTAATTCTTCGCAGTTTTGCATTTCCATAGCTCCCGTTTAACTCGTAAAAGTTCCCTATGCGCATCCACAAGGCCCGCTGGCAAATCGGTACGCCGAATATTCGAATGCTGAACAAGCAGGCATTTTATGTAGCTAGTACCAAGATTCCTGATTTCCTCCCTCGATTGCGATAAAACCTTTTCTGTGTTTCGCTTCTTCCAATTTCTTTTTACTTCTTTGTCTTTCTCTGGGTTTGCTTCCTTCCATTTTTTGCGAGACGCCTCCCGTTTTTCACGGTTTACTTTTGCCCATTCAGCTTTATATTTCCTTGACTTCTCTGGGTCTTTGTATGGCATGCCGAAATCACTTTATTCCTGAAAACTCATTTCAGCCTCACCCGCTGCTGACTCTCCAGCCAATCCAGCGAATGCACTATCAACGCCACCGCATCAGCGACTTGCCTGTTCCCCGGCCTAGCTCGGTCACCTGTTCCTCCGCACGCCATGCAAGGAGACTGCTCAAAGTTCAACACGCCACGCCCATCGCAGTTCGGACAGTGCCGCGCTTCGTACCATTCGAGCGCCTGGTTAGCGATGTCGATTGACTCTTTCTCTTTGGCGATTCCATCATGAACGATTGTGACGGCCAGAAAGTTGATCGTCAGGCGGTAGTTGTCTTGGTTGGGGTGCTCTATCAGGTGCAACAAAGCCGCTCCAAGCCGATTCTTCTGCCCTGCCAGTCCTAGCGCCATGACACAACTATGCTGCCACCCTTCCGGGTCGAGGTTGCCGCTTGATACAGCGGAAATGGTTTGCTCTACCCGGTAGAGTTCATGCGTCATTTATTCCGCCTCCTTGTATAGCTTGCAACGAACCATCTTTTTCTTTCCCTTTGAGCACGCTTCGAGCTTGTCTCCCATCACGATCAGCACGAGCTTATGTGCGCATCCTTTACAGGTTCTCCCCTCTTCCCGGATGAGGATTTCGAGCGGGTCGCGGTAGCGCCATGAATCAAGCGCCATTAACTCTCACCCCTTCCGCGTAAGCCTCCCCGCTCCCTGCGTGTTTGCAATTGGAGCATTTGGGGTCAGCTAGTGATTGGTCGTATCGGCATTCGGTGCTCATGGTGTGATTTACGATCCGCACCCTAAGCCGCCCGTGAAACGAATACCAGTCTTTGACTAGATACGACTTCTCAAACGGCTTCCGGTTATGGCACCCATACCGATCCCCGCCGACGGTCTTTTCGTGGGTTGGATGGTCAAGGACGGGCATTAGCTGTCAAACCTAATAAGGTCGTCATCCTCGGATTCAAAAATCCCGTTTCTAAGGTTTTGAACAACCAGGTCGATGTTTTCCTCTGTTATCCCTTCATCTGGAGTGAAGTCAAAATATGTAACACCAGGCTCTCCCGCATCAAACTTTTCAACAAGCTTGTCGAGCATTTTTCGTTCAAGCGTTCCAACCTTAGGAATTAGTCCCATTTGATTTCTCTCCCTTTGCAGTTCTCGTTTCTAATCGGATGCTGTTTATCGTCCCTGTCTATCAATCCATGTCCTTTCAAACAGCTATCGCTTAGAAAGCTGTTTGATGGAGGAATCAACAGGTAATTACATTTGTACTTTGATGTGCAGCAATATTCAGCATCGGCGGGTACCGGGTTAGAGTACAAATCATCCATTCTTCAACTCCTTCAGCTTGGCTTTGTACGTTGCCTTGATTTCCTTGGCCTCTTCTATCGTCCAGCGCTTTATCTCGTTGCTGGCTTCTAGCAGTTCGACGGATGCACTACCAATTCGCGCGGAAAGTCCCAGCCGGTATTCGATGGCGTTTCCTGATTTGTACTGGTTGCAGGGGACGCACTGCTTATGGACGTTTCTCTCGTCAAACCTAAGTTGCGGAGCAGCGCCGACAGAGCGGTAATGTCCCGCGTCGTAACTTCCAGTGTGGTGCCGTCCGCAAGAGATACACGGCAAGTCACGGTCTCTTTCTCTGATGAAGCTGTTGAATACACTCTGTGCCTCCTTTAGCCAGTCCTGCCGGGTTTTAAGACGTTCCTTTTGTTCCCGGTGATCGCGCAGGGCCTTCTTAATCCGCTCCTGCTCCGCAAGCTTTTGAGCGCACTCAGGGGAACAGGCTTTCTGCGTCATGCGTAGGCGGGTGAATTGACCCTTGCAGACTTTGCAGCGGGTCAATCTTCGCCCCCCACATGCACCACCTGCGTATTCATCCGCACCGCACGGGTAATCGTCCGCACGCAAACGCCATGTTTTTTTGCCAGTGCCTTTGCGCTCATTTCGTCATCTATTTTCTTGAGCAGCTTTTCGCGGATCATCACGGTTTTGCAGACCTCTTGAATCTGTCCGTCCGTCAGCTTTTCGCATCCGTTCTTCCATCGAGCAGGATTAACCTCTGCTGGAATTCGATGGCTTCGTTCGCGCTTCGGAACACTCCGAGTGGCCTGTCCTGATGCTGGTGACAAAGCGCGTACCGCCATTCCCCAAGGACTGATGACTTCATTCATGCTGCATTCCTGATTCGTTCGTTAATTCCAGATTCAACCGGAAGCCAAAAGTCAAAATATCGGTCCCAGTGCTCAATCCGTTCTTCCCGCGTATTTATTGCGTGCTCAGGATTTCGCACTAGGTCTGGACCGTCTTCTGCATCGAGTCGAATGGCCTCTTTTGTTTTGGCGACGTCGTCTTCAGTCAGTTCTCCGCCTTCGATCATGTACTTCGCCCATCGATCAAATTTCGCCATGAAGGCTTTGCTTACGGTTGCCATGTCAGATCTCCACCATTTCATCGTCTGGAATCACGCGGTCGCGGTAAATGATTGGCGCGGGCTTTCCCTGGTTGCCGTGGTAGCGGCCGGTCAATCGGTCATATTTGAGAGTGGCAAGCCCGATCTTTCCAACGATCTTGTGCCGTATTTTTGTGACGTGAACCTCAACGTCCCGGGTGTGCTCATCCATGTGGTCGCGCCACACACTGATCGCGTTGTCTGCCTTGTTCCGCCAATGCGCAGACCCGCTCACGTCATAAGGCGTAGGAACGGGGTATTTCCCATCCGGCCCCTTCTGTAGCTTCGTCGGGTGAGCTACCAAGAAAACGTGCACGCCGTTATCCCGGGCAAACTTTCGGATCTTTGAAAGTGCAGCGGAGATGTATTCCGTTTCCGTTGTTCCGTCAGTCCGCGCGTGATCGATTTCATTCCACGGATCAACGATCAGCCCGCGAATCCCCTTTCGTAATACAAGCTGACGAGCTACATCAAGGATTGACTCAATCGTCGGATGCTCAGGAAGGATGAACGTCACATGCTGATCAAGCCAAGAAACAGCAATGTCGTACTCTGTCGGGTTAATCCGATGGCTCAATCCTTTGTTGAATGGCTTGCCGACGTACTTCTCGGCCATCTTCGCAAGGTGAAGCTCTGGCGGCTGATTCTCAAACGAGCAAACGCCAAATCCCCAGCCCTGAGACGCGCAGAGGTTGATCATCAAGGCATCTAGCCATTCTGATTTCCCATGCCCGGGGATACCCGTTACAAGCGTCCATTCACCCGGGCGGACGGTGAATAGCTCATCAACCTCAGACCATCCCGTTTTTGATCCGCCGGGCTGCCCATGTTCGTAGTGATTCGCCAACGCTTCGGCAAAGTCGGAGACTTCAAACGCGCCAACGATAGGCATCGGCTTAGCGGATTCGATTGCTGATGACAGCATCGCTGATCCGTGCGTCACCAAAACCTCGTTTGCGTCCTTACACCCATCCGGCCACGTCACGATCAGACAGTTTTCAGCGCCAAGCCTCCGGGTAAGCTCTTCCTTCAAGCGAACCCCGGGTGCGTCGTTATCCACGGCGATGATGTGTTTCTGAACCTTTGCAAGCTCTGGCGCGTCGAGATAGTCGAACTTGGTCGAATAGTTTTTCGTGTTCGGGGTCGGCGCACCATCGGGGACAGAAACGCAGTTCGGATAGCCTGCTACTTCCAGCGAAAGCTTGTCTATTTCACCTTCCACCCAGACCAGCGTGTCCGCCAGATCATTCAACCCGTACAGCACGCGCTCTGCGCCGCCATGCATGCGGAAATTCTTTTTCCCGTCTCGATACTTGATGTTGATGCACTCGGAGCCGCGAAAGTACGGGAACGTGATTGCGGTGACTTCCTCCTCAAGCTGGGGCATGTAAATCGAGCTATAGCCGACTTGATTACGACGCAGCACCGCTTGGGTTATCCCACGCCCTTGAAACCAGTCAATGACGTTCTGAGGCAGTCCGGTTGTGTTTTCAACGTAGGCCGGGCGGATCCATTCGCGCTTGATCTGCGGACGATCGTATTCGCCCGCTTTCAGGCTTCCAGACCACCCACAATGCCAGCAATGCCAGACGCCTTTGTCCGTATTCACGTTCAGGCAGGGATAGCGGTTTTTCTTTCGCGCCGCTGAGCACTGGGGGCAAGGAACTTTGATTTCCGTCCCAGAGCGTCCGCCCGTATCGATGTTGAAGTCGCCGAAGGTTTTCATGCGGCTACCCTCCGAATTGGCTGAATCGTAACGGTCGGCTGATCTTCCCATCCCTTTGCGTTAAGCCATGAAGCTGGGTATGGGATGAACTGCCCGCCGTCCTTGCGCCAGTCATCGCTACGGGTAGCGACCTCTACGGCTTTCAAGATTCGGGCTTGCAGATCGGCGTCAGGCTTCAAGCGCTTCCAGCATTTCTCGGCATCACCCTTGTTTCTCCGTTTTGGGTAAGCAGCCCAAAACTCAGCGAAGCCGATAGGCGTAGAGGTGTATTTTGTATTTGTGTCTTGTGTTATGTGTCTTGTGTTATGTGTAGCATTGCCTTCGCTATGCGTTCGCATTGCCTTCGAATCCTTGACCCACCGTTTTTTTGCACTTTCTGATGCTTTTGCAGACTTCTCGGATGTTTTTGCTATTTCCTTATCAGCGCGTCCATGCATCCATCCATCACTAGTGCGAACGAAGTACTCTTGCAGCACGTTCGCAATGCAATCGCTATGCGAACGCATCCTAATCTGGCGCGATGTTTCAGCAATATCTAGCGGAATAGGTGTTTCGTGAAGGTAATACCAATCGAGCAAACGGCGATAAGCCAAATCTTCCATCTCAGAAAGATGCTCTGTGTGACTTTTGTAGTCACCGATATTGAATTGGTAATAATGCAAAACAATCTCCTATGGTGGGCGACCCCGTGTAGGAGTTCCGGGGGCATCCGACCATTGCGGTCTAATTCGGTATCGAGGCCGCCCCCATAAGAGACTGCTGCAATACCCCATATGCGCTTCCTACGGCGCTAGGGTTACTTTACTACAAACCCAGCTGACGCGCAATCTCACGCATTGCTTGTTCGTATTGCTGCTGGGTAGCGTCTGGATTCGATACGATCCATCGTTGTTTCATCGCTTCGTAAAGGGCGTGCTTGAAGGTCATGCCGCCACCTTCAGCCGAGACTCTTTCAGCGAGCCAAGCTCAAGCCACATGGTGCGGTTAGATAGGCAGTGTCCGTCTTCCGGCGAATAGAGTTGTCCGGTGACGCGATCAGCCCAGAATTCACCGTCCTGACCCTTAATGCCAACCAGCGAGAATTCGCGCTTGCCTTCGTTGGTTACGGTGCCGTAGTGCTTCTGCATGCGAACGAGCGCGCCCATGCCTTTTTGATCGAGGCAGGCGGATTCTTGGGAGAGGGGAAGTTTCATGCGGGGCGCTCCGTAAATGGAATGCGGAATTCCCGGTGAAAGGTGGCAGCGGCTTCGGTGTTGTGATCAAGCTCTGCGCGGCTTTCAATCCCGCAGACGAAGCGAACGTGATATTCAGCGTCAGCTTCATCATCGAAGCCGTAGAAAGCTAAGAACATAGGGTCTTTGCAGAGAATCCCAGCCAGCTTCGCCAGCGCTCCGCCCTTGGGTTTTTCTTCTTCATTGCGCTGCTCGAAGTTGGCAACCAAGGGCGCCAGCGCCACAGGCATATCGATTGCCGAGAACAACTCAAGAAACGCAGGGCGATGGATCGGATCAATATCGATCATCACGCGAATCGTTCCATCGGCCATTTCCTTCATTTGGCGACGTGTTCCAGAGATGGCAGTCACTCTTCGCCCTCCCAATCCCGCAACGGGTCTGCGCCTTGGTCAGAGCCGTAGCCAATGACGCGGGCAATCGCAAGGACGATTAGCACGTCTAAGATGAGGCCAGCGAACAGGATGATGTAGGGGACCACGTTTAACTCCAAACTAGTTATACGGATTTGCGTTTCTTACCGATACGGTAATACGCAACAAGTACGCTTACCTTGCTGTACCCTGGATCGCCTTCCTCATTCTTGATCCGAAGAATGGTGTCGTACGAAAGGCCGCATTTGTTGGCTACGTGGCGAAGTTTCCCTTCGTCTGCACGAAGGGCTTCTCTGACTTGAGTGAGATGGTCGTTTTTCATCATGACCACATGATAGGCATAACGGCACAATAAGGCAAGGTGAAAATGCCTACTGTTTTATTTTCCTTCCGATGGCGAAAATACCTTGACAGGTGTTGGCATATAAACCTATAGTACGTCCATCAGCAGCAACCGCCCACCAGCCGAGACCTAGCCGAGCGAATGGGCAGCAAAGGGACGACTACCCCGGTTGCGCCAGAGATAGCACATGCGAAGGCCACGCGAAGACTGGCAGCGGAAGTAGTAGCAAGCGAAGGCCCGGCGCTCAACTCGGGAGGCCTGACCCCCAAGGGTCTGACGCTGGAAAGACAGCCCCTGCCGGGAGCGGATACCCCGGACTTATTGGAGAGAGTGATGCATAATCAATTATTCGAGATGGCGCTGGAGTGGGCGCGTAGCGAAGACAAATCATGGAGAGCTGCCGGATGGGGGTATGCGGTAGGAGCGGCCGGCGGAAAGCTTGAAAATTGGGAATCCGAATACGTCATTAATGTTTATTTCGCCCGCATGTATCGCGGCATCTCAGCGTAACGAGCCCGTCATGGACGTACGAATCAACTTTGAAGGCGTCGATTGCATCGTGCAGGGCTACTACCAGCCAAAAGAGCATATGACCTACGAATATCCCGGAAACCCTGAATCGTTCGACGTTGAGGCCGTATTCGTCGGCGGATCAATGACCGACATCAGCAGCATGATCGGACAAGAGCGCTGCGACGATCTGATCGCTCCGCTGTGTCTCGAAGCTATTGAAGAAATGAGGATTGCAGCATGAGCAACGAACTCGCCTATCTACTTGTTACCGGAATCATTGGCATTGGTGCGCTGATCGTTAATCAGATCAAGACGCCGAACACGAAAAACAAGCGCATGGAAGACATGACACGCGGACCGATGGACCTGGGCACCGAGGCATGGATTAAGACGCGCTACCAGTACAAGGTCAGCGAGGCGCGGAAGGCGCTGGCTGATCGCGCAAAGCTGGCGGATGGGTGGGCGCGCTATGTCTGACGAAGGCGAAACCTACTCCGACGCCTACATCGAAGCCAAGCGCAAGGAATACCTCGCTAGCCTGGACGAGTTCGACGAGGACTGCCTGCCAGCACATAAGCGCAGAGGGTATGCCGAGCGGATGTATGACATGGCGGATGACTTGAGGAAAGAACGAAGGGAGAACTTGAATGACTGAAAAAACACATTATCGCAAGGCGTTCGACTCGCCTTATCTAAGCAGCGCTGACATCGTTGAACCGACCCTGCTTACGGTAAGTCACGTCTCGCTTGAGAAAGATCGAACAAAGAAAACGCAGGACATGTTTAACACCGCGCACTTCGCAGAAAAGGAACTGCGGCCCGGAGAAAAGCTAAAGCCGATGATCCTGAACGCATCAAACAGCAAGACGATGAAGGCGCTGGCGAACTCCCCCTTCATTGACGACTGGCGCGGAATCAAGATAACCGTATATGTAGATCACAACGTCCGCTTTGGCCGGGAGACTGTAGAGGGGCTTCGAATCAGCCCGCACGCCCCCGAAAAAAAGTCGCTAACCCCGGAGCAAACGAAGGCATGGGATAGCGCTAAGGCCGCATATAAACGTGACGGGAACTTGATAGCAATTCTCGCTCGCGTTGATATGTCGCGCGAACACCAGGAGCAGTTGATTGACGAATGTATGGAGCCGGCGCCGTGATTTTCCACGACGTAGAACAGAACACGGACGCATGGCTACAGCTTCGCGTAGGGAAGGCCACCGCATCAAATTTTGCATGCTTCATGGCGAACGACGGGAAAGCGTTTGGAGAGCCGGCTAAACGTTATGCACTACAGCTTGCGCTAGAGCGGATTACCGGGAACAAGGCGGAAATCGGCTTTTCCAATGACCACACCGAGCGCGGCCACGAACAAGAGCCCGTCGCAAAGATGCTGTACGAAGAGGAAAACTTTGTCGATGTTCAGAACGGCGGGTTCTTTGATCACTTTCATTACGGAGATTCTCCCGATGGACTGGTAGGGCGCGATGGCGGAATCGAGATCAAATCCGTGATTGCGCCAACGCATTACGCCACGATGATTCGAGGAAGCTTCGACCCAGCCTATCGCTGGCAGCTTGTCGGGCACCTTGATTGCACCGGGCGCGAATGGTTTGACTTTGTTAGCTACTGCTCAGAGTTCCCATCCGATAAACAGCTGATCGTTTATCGGCTGTACCGAGACGATTGCAAAGACGAAATATCACGGCTTCAAGAGCGGCGGGAAAAGTTTCTAGAGCTTGTAGCCGAAACAATTAAGACGATTCAGAACTAAAGGAAGAAATCATGGCATCAGTCAATAAAGCAATCATCGTTGGAAATCTGGGCAAAGATCCGGAAGTTCGCTACATGCCGAATGGCGATGCGGTGACCAACATCACCCTTGCGACCACGGACAGCTGGAAGGACAAGGTAAGCGGCGAGAAGAAAGAGAACACCGAATGGCATCGAATTGTGTTCTTTCGAAAGCTCGCTGAAATCGCTGGGCAATATTTGAAGAAGGGATCGCAGGTCTATATCGAGGGCGCACTTAAAACGCGCAAGTGGCAGGACAAGGACGGTCATGATCGATATACCACCGAGATTGTTGCCGACTCCATGCAGATGCTTGGCAAGTCGGACGGAGCGAAAAGCGAACCTCCGCAGCGCCCTGCACAGAGCCGTCAAGCTACGCCGCCCGTTAATAATTACCTCGAGTCGGACATCCCTTTTAACCGCATCAATGACAAGATTGCAATGGTCTGCTGACATGAGAATGCCCGACTACGAAAAAGCCGGATGGCTGGCCGACAAGATTCCAGCGTATGGCGACTATGCAAAATGCGCGGCGAATTTGCTCAGGAAACAAGCCGATCAGATTGTCACCATCACCGCCGCCCTGCGCATGGCGAAGGAAGCGCTAATCCTGGTAGATGAATACAAGTGGCCGATCCATCCAAAGGCGCGTGAAGCCATCGCCACCATCACCGAAGCACTGGAGAGCGGGGAATGAACCGCACCGGGCGTATTTGATGTTTCCCGGCAACTGATGGCCCATAACGCCTGAATTCACAGGCGGGCGGCTTGACCAACGGGTTGTGCCACATACCGGAGATATTTTGATGACGACTTACCACATGCACATCGAAGTGCGCGGTGCTCTCAAATGGCCGAAAAGCAGGCTTAAAGGAATGTTTCGCAACAAGGAAACCGGCAAGCACTTGACGCCAGACGAAGTGCGCGAATTGCTCATGGATCACCTGACGGAAGGCCATGAGTGCATTCCGTGCGGACCATGCGACAACTTTAACCACGGGAAAGACGGTGGTTGTATGGGGCACAACGCCTAAGATAACCGGAGCGACGCGGATTTATCGCGGCGCGTCCGGTTGATTGATGGGTTAGCCGGCTCCCACCAAAGGCCGGAAACACAAAGGAACGAACATGAGCAAAGACGAACAAGCAATTGAAACCGAAATTCAAGCCAAGGGACTCAACGCGCCGCGCCTCTCGCCCGAGAAGATCGACGCCGTGATTACCGGCGAGGACTACCACGTATTCCCCGGCACGACGCTGACGGTGTGCTGCCTGAAGCTGCGCAACGGCTTCACCGTGACCGGCGAGAGCGCGGCGGCCAGCCCGGAGAACTTCGACGTGGAGTTGGGCCGCAAGATTGCCAGGAGCAACGCCCGCGACAAGATTTGGGCGCTCGAAGGCTACGTGCTGCGCGAAAAGCTCGCGGCTTGATTTGGCGGCCGGCATGAAGACGCGAGAACTCATGCCGGCTAACGTAGAGCTAACTCGGCCTGCCGCTTGCGGACGGTCCCGCTTGAGCGCCGGGTTAGGCGGCGCAACGAAAGGACGACGATGGGACAAATAACAGGAGCCGACCTGCTGGCGATACGCTCGCAAGCTGCCTCGGCAAAGGACTACGCGGCCACCTGCCACGCGAATGCGGACAGGCTTTCGCAGCACTACTTGGCACTGCAAGTCGAGAACGTGAAGCTGCGCGCCAAGGTTGATTCGTTGGCGGACGGGATGCGTGATGTTTTCCCCGCAGCGCACCGGCTGGCACTGGAGTTGGAATGCCTGCTGCTCGACACCAAGGACACAGCAGCGGTAAGCAAGTGGTGGGACTCTGGGCATGAGGCGCTGGAGCAGTGGCGCGAATTCTGCCGAGAGGATGCCGAGAAAGTCGGCGCTGGCGGTACGGAGACTGAGCCGCATAACGTGGAGTTCAGGCCGCTGGACGCGGCTTCATCGCGGCCAGTCGAGCCTGGAACGGAGGGTTAGAACACATGCAGATGCCAACGTGGTTGAACGAAGTGAACCCGATGTCCGGGATGACGTTACGGGACGTGATGGCAATGTTTGAGTTCAAAAGCGCGGCGGCACTTGCTGCGGCAATAAAGCGAGGGGATTTCCCTCAGGCTGACAGGGCCACGTCAGGCCCGCACCATCATCAGCGGGTGTGGTTCGTTAAGACGATCAAGCGCGAGATTCACAGGCGGAACAAGATGAGTTCTAACGCTGGAGTTAAGGCGGCTGCCGAAGGCGGTCCGGCGACCGAAGGGAGCGAACCTTGAACGACTTGTTATGCGCTGGCGGGTACTGGTGCGTGGTTTGTGGGCGCCACCTGCCCGCCGACAAGGACGGGGTGATTGTGCACGACGACGTGCCGCACCCGGAAGACATGACGTTTGACGAAGAGGAAAGGCCGCAATGAGCGAGAACGGAATTACTCACTACTGCCTCGGCAACGGCACACCGAAGTGCGACGGCTGCAAGCAGGAGAAGAACTGGCAGGCGTTGAACCAGATGCCCGACACGCTGCGGAAGGCGTTGCAAGCGCAGGCACGGCGGATTGACGACACCGACTGCATCCTGTCCGGGCGCCCGTGGTATGTGGGCGCATAACGCAGAGTTCAGGCCGACTCACGCGGCATCATCGCGTGAGGTCGCGCCTGGAACGACGGGTTAGAGCGCGGGTAACTACGGAGAAAGATGATGACAGTGGTTTTTGCAGTAGAGATTGACGATTGTTCGGCGTGCCCTTGCATGAAGGCCGAACGGCACTACACAGCAGATTCGTTCGAGATGGTGTTTGACTGGAAGTGCACAAAAAGCCATGGGGCGATTGTGGCAACGCTGGACCGGAACGACCCAAAGCCGGCGATACCAGCATGGTGCCCGCTGCGCTCTAACGCAAAAGCTGTGGGGCTCGCCGGCATTATCGGCGAGTCCCACACGAGCGACGGGTTATGAGGCGAAAGCCACCGCCTTGTAAATTGTTGCAAATAGTTCTTGCATTTGCACGCAATGCGTATATAATTCGGTTCATGGGTAGCGCATCGCAACCCACCGCGCCTCGGGAAAAACAGGGGCTGGAGCCAAAAATGACCAAGACCGAAAAGACCACCGTCCGCAACTACGTTGCCTCTCGTTACGAGGATCGCAACGGCCGCAACGTCCGCATCATGAGCGACGGCGCGGTGCACGTCACCGTCGACGGAAACGGAACCAAAATGCACAATGGCCGCGACGAAACGGCTGGAGTGATATTCGCCGGCTGGGCGGAAGAGTTGCTGCGTGAAGCTCAGTATTCCGCCAATGACTAACCACCCAAACCGAGGCCCGAAAGGGCCTTCGTCCAACCCTTCTCCAGCCGATGTCCGGGCAGCCCGCGAAGCTGCTGGGCTTTCGCAAACCGAAGCCGCCGCGCTCATCCATTGCACTCTGCGCGGGTGGCAAGAGTGGGAGGCCGGCAACCGGCGCATGCACCCTGCGTTTTGGGAGTTGTGGCTCATCAAGGTCGCCTCATAACGCAGAGCTAAGGGGCGGCGACAGCCGTCCCGCTTGAGCGACGGGTTGGCAGGCAAAACATAACTAAGGAGTGATGATGGCTGAGAAAGTGACAATCGGTAATTGCGAACTCTGGCACGGCGACTGCCGCGAAGTGCTGCCGCTGCTGCCGCCCGTCGATTTGGTGCTGACCGACCCGCCGTATGGGATTGGCTACGCGGCACAGCCAACCAAATGGAGCCGGGACAACGTGGCGAGGGAAGCTGAAGAATGGGACGACGAGTTGCCCGATGTTCTGCCCATAGTTGCGAAGGGGAAGTTTGCGATGGTTTGGGGTGGTAATCATTTTCCGCTTCCGCCGACACGCGGTTGGTTGTCATGGGTGAAGCCACCTAGATTGCCGAGCTACGGCACGACTGAACTGTGCTGGACAAACTTAGCCATGCCGTGCCGTCACTTGGCCTGCGAGCGGTGCAATGGCGACAAAGAGCAGCACCCGACACAGAAGCCGCTGCGCCTGATTGAGTGGTGCCTTAGCTTTGCACCGAAGGCAGAAACCGTTTTAGACCCCTTCATGGGCAGCGGAACAACCGGAGTTGCCTGCGCCCGGATGGGTTTGCAGTTCGTCGGCATCGAGCGCGAGCGCAAATACTTTGACATCGCGTGTCGGAGGATAGAGCAAGCCTACGCGCAGCCACGGCTGTTCGAGGACAAAGTCGGCGCTGGCGGGACGGCGGTGCAGGGCGACATGCTTTTGCCTGCCAACGCCTAGCTAACCGGTGCAGGCGGCTTTATCGCCTGCGTCCGTGTTGAGCGACGTGTTAGCAGTTTTTTGAAAAGTCGGCGCTGGCGAGACGGCGTGGGAAAGGAAGAAAGTGAATGAGTTGGCTTTATTCGCGGGCGCTGGTGGAGGACTGCTTGGAACGGAAGCACTCGGGCTACGAACAATCTGCGCTGTTGAATTGGATTGGCACCGCAGATGCGTTCTCACACAGCGACAAAATGAGCGACACCTACGAAGTGTTTTCCCGATATGGGATGACGTTCGTTCCTTTGACGGCAGACCGTGGCGCGGCAGAGTTGACATTGTTACTGGAGGATTTCCTTGTCAGGCATTTAGCACGGCGGCTAGAGGGCGCAACAATGCGCCTAACCTCTGGCCAGAGATGCGTAGGGTAATTTTTGAAGCGGGGCCGGACTATGTATTTGCAGAAAACGTGTCACCAGTCGCCATTGAGCAAGCAGCAAACGAGTGCGCCGCGATGGGTTACAAAACCGAAATGCTTTCCCTTTCAGCGAAAGACTTGGGTGCTGACCACGAAAGGAGAAGATTTTGGCTTATTGCATACACCAACGACAAAAGCGAACTACGCAGCCACATCGATGCAGAAATGGCCGGTTTGCCAGAATTTTGTGGAAGTGTTTGGGAGGCCGAACCCGATCAATCACGAATGGTTGATGGGCTGGCCGGAAGGATGGAGCGATACGAGGCAACTGGAAACGGACAAGTTCCGATTGTGGCAGCGGCGGCTCTATGGAGCCTTGCACATGCTGACTGCTAACGCAAAAGTCAGCGGTGCCGGAACGGCGTCCGCTGGACTGCCGGGTTATGCCCCGCCACTACCGCGAGACGGATGCCCGGCAAGCAATGCGATTGATGGAAAGCACGAACGAGACGCCTATGGAACTTGTGGGCTTTGTAATCACGGGAAAGGATACCCAAAATGAACCAAATGGAAAAAGATTGGAATTTGGCAGTTATGCACGGGCAGTACGTAAAGCAAGGCAGCGCTGACGAGATGATCGAGTTTCGGCGGCAGGACTTGGCATCGTTTGTGGCTGAGGTTCGGGCGCAAGAAAGGCCATGCACCTGCCATCCTGACGATGACCGGCCGGAAACATGCGCCAAACAATACGCACTGAGTGAGTGCAAGAAAGTCGGCGCTGGCGATACGGAGACTGAGCCGCATAACGTAGAGCTAACCGGCGGCGCTTCGCGCCGTCCGGGTTGAGCGCCAAGTTATGCCTAGTTTTTTTGGCGACCATGAGCGGAATTGTCGGTGGGCAATTCGGTTTTCGATTGCGGCTGTGTTTTTTTCTTTGATTCAGTTTGCGGCAGTTGTGGCGCGGAGTTCACCACATGCACGGGAATGGTTTGAACGGAATAAACCTGAGTGGGTGACGGAAATGCGAACGGCCATAGAGAAGCGGCGGCTCCAACAAGCCCAACAACAAGAGCAAAAACCGATACCCACAGAGCAACATTAGAAATACGGAGAGCCTCACTATGCATTTCTTGACTCTGTCTCGCAGCCAGCAACTGTCGCATGGTTTCGCCCATTTCAGATGCGCGGGCTTGGTTTGCTTCGTGAAGGATGCGCGCTTGGCCGTTTGCGACAAGAAACCGCTCAAGGTCTTCTTTCGAGGCGTTGATAATGCTTCCGTCGTCAAAGGCGGAACGCACATCATCATGCGATGGAATGGGTTTAGGCATAACGCTGAGTAGACCCCCTAAATGTCGCGGAGTTTTACGACATTTAGGGCGAATCGCCCGCAAACCAGCGCCGCTACGGCTTGTGGATGAATATGACACGGAGAAATACGACATGAACCGCACAAAAGAGCAGTGGGCAGCTGCAAGAGGTATTCCACAGGCGGCTATTTGCGACGAAGCTCAGCAAGACATTGCCGAACTGCACGCCCGAATTGAGGGGTTGGAAGCTGAGATAGCTGCTCAGACCGAACACGCAGATTTCGCATGGAGGAACACAAACACGATTGATAAGTCGCACCAGGAATTGATGGCAGAGCGCGACGCACTAATGGAAAAGCATAACGCATTGCATATCAGCGCACGCAAGGATCGGGATGAGCGCGACGCACTCCGGGCGCAG